CTGCTCGCCGACACCCCAATCGGCAACCGTGAGCTCGAGCCGGTCTTTCTGCACGTCGACGCCGCCGGTGCGCTGGCCGACAGGGAGCGCGTCGGGATAAACCTCCAGCCGGCTGATCAGGCTGACGTTCTCGATGCTATCGCCTTCTTCTCGGAACACTTCACCCAAGTAGGTGTTGAAGAAGGCCTTCAGTTCGGCTGAATCCCCTTGCGCGTCGATCCACTTCTGCGCCACCTTGATCCACGACAGCCCGAGGCCGACCGGCGCGTAGAGTGCATTGATGTGGTATCCACGATGGTGCTTGATGTGCGGCCTGGCCGCGATCCAACGTCCGCGAGCAAGCATGTCGGTCTTGTCGGCCTCTTCGATGATGCCGGCGCATGATCGGCAGACGTACCAGGCGGCAACGACCTGCTCCGGCCCGTCCTGACCCTCGACCTTTGGCGCGCGGCGAAACTTGATGCCAAAGGGTGCGTCCTTTCCGCCAAACTCCAGCGGCTGGTAGTCGCCGCAATGCGGGCACGGCACGTGATAGCGCCGCTGGTCGCTGCGATCGAAGTTGATCGTGATCCGGCTGGCGTTTTCCTTGGTCGGCGTCGAGACGTTGAAAGTCTTCGCCCGGGTAAAGGTGCGCTGTCGGTTCTCGATCAGGGTGTCGGGGTCGCCTTCACCGCCGACGTCCCACGGGTAGGCGTCGACCTCATCCTTCGCCACGTAGGGCAGGTGGTCCATCCGCATCGAGTCGGGCGAGTTGGCGCCGGCCTTGACGATCCGCGCCCGGGCGCCGTACTCGAGCACGTCTGCGCGGTTTGCTTTGTCGCGCTTGGCGCCGCTCACCAGGTCTTTGAGCACCGGCGTCTCGTCGATCATCTTGCCGAGGCGCGGGTTGAAGCTGCGGTCGCGCAGCTCGAGGGTCGGGTTGACGATCAGCATGTCCTTGTTGCCAAGGTGGTGCATCACATAGCCGATCCAGTTGAACAAAACCTCGGTTCCGCCGACGCCGGACGATTTCTTGAAGGTCACCGTGCGCACCGGCGAGTGCTCGGACAGCGCGTCCATGATCTCGCGCAGATAGGGCGTGAGGTCGGTGCGCCATGGTCCTGGCGCGTTGGTGCCGCTGCGCAGCTCGCGGTAGCGGTCGGCCCATTGCGAGACGGTCAGCAGGTCGCGCGGCTTGACGCCGCGGCGGAAACTGGACCCCAGGTCGTCGAGCATCGGCGTCGCCACGCCCGCGCGCTCGCCGAGTGTCGTGCTCCATTGGTGCGCGGCTTCGGAAAGCAGGTAGTGCACGCGGGTTTCGTCGTTCTCGCCTTCCGCCGCCTCGACCAACCGCGCAGCCGCGGTGTCCAGCGCGTCGAGCAGCAGCCGGCGCACGGCGTTGGCAGCAGCAACCAGGTCGGCCAGGGTGCAGGTCTCGGCACGCGCTGCCTCCAGGTCGTGCCGGGCGTCGGCGGCGCGGATGCGCTCGCGCTCGGTTTGGAGGTCGGCAAGGTTGGCCATCAGGAAGCCCCCTCCGTGCGCCGCTTGACGTTCTCGTCGCGCATCCGGCGCAGCGCGCGTGGGATCTCGCGCTTGATCATGGCGCGCAGCCGGCCGATCTCGGCGCCGACGATGCGCCGGCGCTCCACTGCGTCGCCGGTGGCAGCAATCCGTGGCGCGGTCTGGTCGATGACCCGCTCGATGCCGGCGCGCAGCATGGCGCCAAGGCCGGCCGCCTCGCGGCGCACGGCTGCGCGCTCGAAGCGCTTTCCGCGCCGCATCTCCTGCTCGATCTGCAGCATGGCGTTCTCGTACTGCATCAGCATGGCCTTGACCTCGGCGCGGCCAATCGGGTCATCAGCCGACAACGCAGGCGCCGGAAGATCGCCCAGCGGCGGAACTGGCCGCGCCACCCCGCCCTGCCGCGCGCGCGCCGCGGCGTGCCGCTCGGCAACGTCCGCCCGCCCAGGGTCGGCCGTGGCGGCAATGCGCGCAACGCTGGCCGGACCGTCGATCTTGCCGTCGTCGGTGAGAACGCATCGCCCGGTGTCGACGAGCTTCTGCACCCACCCGACGGAGCATCCGATCTGCTTGGCAAAGGCGCGACGGGATAGACCGAAGGTCATGTCATGCCTGCCGTGCCAGAATTGCCTTGATAGCCCGGTCGACCTCGACCGGCAGGTCCTCGCGGATCTTGGCCATGACGCGGTCGCGGATCTTGTGGCTGCTGAACATCTGGCTGAATCCGATGACCTGCAGCGGCTCGATCGGCAGCCGGGCGTTTCCGGTCCGTACGAAGACGGTGCGGCCCTTGTTGGCGATGAAGGCGCCCTTGATGGTCTTGAGCCCGCCGCCCTTCTTGATGCCGAAGCGAACTTCCAGCGCCTTGCGCACCTGGCCACCAGAGCGCAGCACCTGAATGCCGCCCTCGCCGGCCTTCATGCGCTTGCGCGCAGCCGCCAGGGTGACGGTCTTCTCGACGAAGTGGATCAGGTTCATCGACCGGCCGCGCTTGCTCTTCGATCCGAACACCTGGATCACCGCTTCAAGCTGGCCGCGGCTGGCACGGCGCAGACTGATGGCGTTGCGAACTTCGTCGGCCTTGACCTGGTACTCGTCACGAATCGCGCGGGTGATCTCGGCTTGCGCCTTCTGCGCGGTCTTGTTGATCGCCATCTGCATGGCCTGCCCGCGAAGCCCTTCGCGAATGGCGTCAAGCTTGCGCTGGACGCCGTCGATGCCCTTGAGTTCGATCTTGATCATGCCGCCACCCATTGCGCACAGCCGGCGCCCTTGTCGTCCGGCATCTGGCGCAGCGGATGCCCGGGCCCATAGGCCGGCGGCAGATCGGCCCGCCTGCCATCGCAGTAGCCGACCGATTGCCCTGGTCGATGCCACCCCGCGCAGCTTGCGCATTCGCGCGCTACGGGCCGATCGAGCGGCGTCCCGACCTCTGCGCCGCCCTCGGTCGCGAAAAACGTCGGCTGGCCGTCCAGTGCAGCCCGGATGGCCGCATTGACGGCGACCGCATCGAAGCCGTCGCGCAGTTCGTCGACCCACCCGGCAACGGTCGGCATAGTGTCGCGGAGGGGTTTTTTGCTCACTATCCGGGCTCCTTTCTTGGTATCCGGGTACCCGGATAGCTGCAAACCCTTGCTGCGTCTGGCTGTATCCAAGCTAGACGGGGTATCCATGCTTATGCGCGCGTGGGGAATGTGATGTGCGCGCGCACGCGAGAAAAAGACTCCTGCGCACGTGCGCGCGCCAACCCGTCTAGCCCGTCTAGCCCGGATACACCTATGCCCCGTCTGCGTTTCGAGCATCCGGGCTGGTTTTTCGAGCCCGGATAGTTGGTCCGGAGCCCGGATAGTCAGGCCGCCCATGCGCCTCCCGTCTCGCTGCCACGCAGCGCATCGGAGAACTTCCGGGCGCAGTCGGTGAGGTATCGCGCGTCCGGCGTGCCTGGCGCCTGCTCGTTTCCATCGCGCGCCACGGCCTCGGCCGGCGGAAAGATCATCGGCCGCTGGCTGGTCTGCGTGGCCGTCTCGGTCAAATAGACGCTGGCTTTTCGCTTGTGCCACCCCGTGAGCCGGCTCACCGCCCCCAGGAACACGTTGCTCGCCCTGAACCGCACCTCGCCGTTCTGCTTGCACCACTTCAGATAGGCCGCGTAGAGGTCGTCAGACCGGCACGGCATCACCGGGTACGGCAGGTCACCCATCACCCAGGCAGTGGCGAAGCGGATCTCGCTCGGGCTCGACAGGGCCATCAGATCGCGCTTGGCCTCGGTCATCGGCGGCCGCTTCTTGGGGTGGAATCCGGCGAGATCGATCTCGAGCAGGTAGTGGTAAAGCGCCTCGATGCCGCCGTTCTCAGCCTCGATGAAGGCGGCGTCGTAGTGCGATTCGGCCAGAGGCGGCGGGGTATAGACGACGAGGTGACGCCGGTCGTCGTTGTCGATCGGAAGCGGCTGGTTTTCGTTCGACAGGTAGCAGATGTTCACCCGGTTGCGCTGCCGATAGGCCGCGATGTTCTTCGGGTTGATGCGGATCCACTCGCCGGTGACTAGCTCCTTGAGCTCGTTCTTGATGTGCCACATCTCAGCCCGGGTGACGACCTCTTCGGCCAGGATGAAGAGCTTCGAATCCGACCAGTCGCTGTTGAACTTGTCTTCGAGACCGCGTTGATTGAGAACGGTCGAGTACTCACCGTAGATCTTGGCCAGCGTCTGGAATACCAATGACTTCCCGGTCCCCTGCGGGCCGTGCATGATCACCGCGCTCGACATCTTGGCGCCCGGGTTCTGCAGCGGGTAAGCCATCCAGCAAAGCAGCCACTTGAAGATTTCGGCGGCCTTCTCATCGCCCTCGCCGCTGCACAGATGCCACAAGGTGTCGAGAATCGCCTGACACTTTCCGGCCTTCGCCTGAATCGGCCAGCCGCGCCAGGTATTGAGCAGGCAGTCCGGATCGTTTCCGGCCGGATCGAATCCCACCTGGTCGAGGAAGTAGGCCCCGCGCTCCACCCACACCGGGTGCCGCTTGATGTCGTCGCCCCGAACGCCGGCCGGAAGGAGCGCGATCATCTGCGCCTTCTTGGCGACCTTGTTGGTCCACGTGTCGAAAACGTAATCGCCTGTTCCGTCATCCAGCGGCACGAAGCGCGCCACCAGATCGTCGATCGACATGACCGACTTCGCCTTGCGCCGACCGCCGCTATCCCCACCCCCCTGTCGTGCCGCCCCCGCGCTGGCGGCGCTGCCATCGCGCCACTTGAGCTCGTCGAGGCGCGCATTGATCTGCGTGGCCAGCGTGAGGGGAATACCCGTCAGGACGGCCAGGTCGTTGAAGTCGGTCAGCTTCTTTCCGTCGCGCCGGTCGACGCCGGTCTCCGGATCGGTGAAGTCGGGCTTGATCCACTCGGCCTGCTCGAGCGCGGCGCATGCGTCGGAGGCGGCCTTGACCCCGGGATTGCCGGTCGACAGGTAGTCGTCATCGGCACAGAAAAGCAGCTTGACCGCCGCGCGCGTCCGCCGGATCTCTTTGCCCGCCTTGAGCAGGTTGTTGGCGGCGAAGGCATAGGCGATCGGCAGCCCGGTCGCCTCGAACAGGCTCGCCGCGGTCGCAAAACCCTCGGCCACCAGGAGCACCCCATCGCGCCGGCTGTGTCCGATCATCCCGAAGGTGCCGCCCATCGCCATGCCGGACGGCCAGAACTCCTTGTCGGTCTTGGTCCGGCGCGGATGCCCCGCCGGATACACGAACTGGATGCCGCAAACGTTGCCGTGCGAGTCGTGCATCGGCACCACCAGGGCCCCGACCGCCTGCTTGAGGCGCCAGATGTTGCTTTCATCGATGCCTGGAAACACCAGGTCGTCGGTCGACGTCAGCACGCGGGTACCGTTCGGCCCGATGCGCTTGCGGGTCAGGTAGTCGTGCTCGGTTGCCGGAGCGCACTTCGCCCACACCTGGGCGGCCCACCCGGCGGCTGTCTTCGCTTCGGCTTTTCGGATCGCGTCGAGCTTGCGCGCCGACTCCTTCTGCGCCTCGCGGATCGCCGCCTCGTCCTCCTTCGTCGGGGCCGGCCGGTTCGGCGCATCCTTCTTCGGCAGCTCGATCTTGGTGTAGCCGTCGTCGTTTCCGTGCCAGACGCCATAGGCGCCGACGATGTACGAGTGCCCCGCCTGCGAGGTCCATTCGCGCAGCCGCGACCAGCCGCGCCGCTCGGCATCCTCGCCGTCGACCTTCCAGCGCTGTATCTTGGCGTCGAACCGCAGATCCTTGTCGAGGACCAACCCCGCCCCGCGCAGCTGCGCCAGGACGTCGTCGAAATTCACCAGATTCACGCGCCGCCCCCCAAGGCCACGTTCACTATGCGCGCCCCCAAAATTCTAGCGACGTATCGCGCCGCTTCGTACCCGCAGAGAAATCAGTAGGGAAGGACCCGCCAGCCGGCTTGGAATTGTTCAGGTGTTCATGGAAATCCGTAAACGGGTGAACACCAAGAGCGCACGTTGCCTGCATGGGGAACGGGGCTTTATGCATCAGCGCCGCGCCTTGGCCTTGCCGCTGAACTGCGCCGTAATGCTCGCCACCTCGGTCAGCAGCGTCTCGACGCGCTGCAGGGCCGCCGCCTCGGCGTGCGACTGGTCGCCCAAGTACTTCGCGATCAGGTAGTGAATCGGCGTGAAATCCTTCGTCGCCTGCATGTAGCGCTCCAGCGACTCAACCGAGAAGTGGCGGTCAGAATCGCCGGCCAGCTCGCGGCTCAGGTTTCCGGGGCCCTTGTCGAGGTCCATTGCCACGCGCTTGAGGCCGCGCCCATACACCCCCGCGGCGACCGACTCCAACAGGCTGCCGTAGCGCTCGGTGAGGCCCGGCTCAAGGTTGAGGACGTACTGGTTACCCGTCATGGATGGCTCCCGGAATGTTTTTGCTGTCACAGCGTGTCGCTGGTTATCGGATGCAGGGACTAAAAAGAAAACGCCGACCGGGGCGAACCCGGCCGGCGCGAAACGCGGCCGAAGCCGCTCAGGGAGACCCACATGAAGCAACTGGTGCGCAGCGACATCTCAGGCCGCCGCTTTCTGTTCGCAGGCGCAGGACGACTGGCGCAAATAGGCCCAGTCGACGTCTGGCCGGAGGACTTCGCAGCGCACCGCGCCGTTCGATTCCCGCTCGATGGCGATGGCAAGCTTTTCACCGCATGGCTTCTGGCCGTAGGCGATGTTGGTCAGGTGCTGACGAGAGGTTCCACAGCGCTTTGCAAATGCATCGCGCTCTGGAATCTTCATTCCGAGCAGATAGGGCTTGAGTGACATGAGCCCAGACTATACACCTTTTGGTGTTGTCTGCAACACCATTCCGGGAATTCACCGTTCAGTGGTATCGCGATCTAATCTCGCCATGACGATTGCAGACACCCGGCGCGCTCGACTGCGCGAGTACATTGAAACCGTATGTGATGGAAACGCCGCTGAGGTTTCTAGGCGCAGCGGGAAGTCCCCTTCACAGATCAACGACACCTTGTCCGGCAGAAAGTCATTTGGCGAAAAAGTCGCCAGGAACCTGGAGAAAGAACTAGGGCTTCCAGAACTCTGGTTTGATCAATCTGACGCACAAGAAAACACCGTCGCCGCCGTGCTTTCCCAGATCGCCCCGATTCTCGAGCACGCCCCCGACAGCATTCGCCAGGCCGTGCTCGACCTGGTCCTCAAGTACGAGCACAACCCCGAGGAAGGCGAACGGGTCGCGGCGGCGATCCGCGCGCTGGCCGGAGCCCATAAGCAGTGATTCCCGGGCTCGTTCGCGGCATCCTCCCCTCTGGCATCTGGGAGTGCACGCAGGACGAGCTCCGGACCACCTTCGGCTTCAATGCGCGGCGGAAGCAACTCCTTTTGCATCTCGACGCCCTGCTAAACCAGACGGCACAACTGAACGCCGTCCCGCTGCTGATTGACGGCAGATTCGTGACCGACAAGG